ATGCTCACTTGGTTTACAATCTTGCATGTAGTGACTATGGACTACATATAATATTTTAGAAATCATCGAATACTTGACGAATTCTTTTGGGTCGATTGTAAAGTGATCTTTCTCTTTACTTATATTCTCCAAAGGAATAAATTTTGGTCCATCTATTACTAGTCCGCAACCTTCCCTTGGTGCCTCTTTTGCCATATGAGAATATATCTCAGGTAAGAGGTTACTTAAACTTTCTTGCACCTGGAAATCCTCCATAAGGCAATCTTAGTTCTGAATCTTTTGTAGCTTTTCCTGTGCTACTTGCAGTTCCTGAATTTATAGGATTGAATCCGAATCTACATTTACAAGAATTTAATCTTTTGCCGCAGATGTCGCCTCTTTCCCAATAATCAGTATTTGCATCACTTGGAGCCACTTGACTTCCACCTGACGCTTGTGTTCTTTTTGCTTTCCATAATATATTATTATGTACTACATAATCATTATATCTATCATCATTATATGCATAGTAAGCATTTGAATTTGCATATGTTCCAAACACTCTTATTCTATGCCAATCTGTACTACTATCAGAAGGAGTAGTACTTGTATCTCTAACTGCTTGCCAGTAATTTATTAAGTTACCAGTAGTGCTAGTATCTAGTGTTCCATCTGCTTTTAGTCTAATAACTCCACCTGCTGATCCATTTGAGTAAGCAACTGTAGTTTTATTATAGTCATCTGCACTTGCGCTACTACTAAAAGTAGTAAATGTAGTTCCAGATGTAATTACATATTCATCATCATAGTTTACATATACAGTATAAACTATACCATTTAGATTATATTTTCCTTGACTATGCCAAGTACAACCACCTATTTGATTAGCAATACTCTTTGATGGACTTGCTCCTTGATAAATCCAACTACATGCATTGTGTCCTACTTGTCTATATGGTAAAGTTAGTCCTTCTACTTCAAAAGGAGTTGTAAGTTCAAAAGCAACTTCCATTGCATTTCTAGTTTCAATTCTATCAATAATATAAACTTGTCGAGGAAACTCAGTTGCTGGATTACTACTATCTCCACTTCCATTATCTAAATATTTCTTTAGTGTTCTTCTTCGTATTAATTTTTTACCAAGTAAATTATTTAAGTCTACTCCAACTGCTGTTTCAAAAGTATTCAGTACATTTGCAACTCTAAGAATGGGTCTTGTTGAAGGCCCTGTTGAAGTATGTTGTAAATCTTCAATTGATATTGGAAGTATTTCATACTCTCTGATTGTTCCAGGACTATCATAGTCTCTAAAATGTAGAGTACTATCGTCTGCTTCACCACTTCTTACAAAATACTTTTTATCTCCTGCATCATTATATTCTAATTCAAATAAGTTAATAAATGCAGAAGGTTGTTCTAAACTTTGTAATTGTCTTATTGCTATTTTCTCTGCCATTATGCCTCGTATACTCTCTCAAAAGTTGCTGAAAGACTATAAAAATTATCATAGTCCCATGTTTGTTGCCAAGATTTACATACAACTTTTATTGTTTCATTTGCGTTACTATCATCTATTGTCATTTGAAACTTTGACACACCACCAAGACTTTCAAAAAATGCAACTATGTCATCTATTTCTGCCTTTGGTCGAGTATTAAAAGTAACTGCCATAGTTTGCTGTAAATTATTTATACCGTTTGCTATTCTTTGTTCGAAGCCATCACCATAAGTTATTGAATGAATAACAGGTGCATTTGATCTAGTAAATCCTTTATCTACAGGAACACCTGCAGAGAATCCGCTTATATTTGCTCCACTATTTTGAAATATTGCTGTTGCCATTATTTACTTAAAACTCCTCCAGGTCTCTTTTCTCTTTGAATAATTTCCATTGTTGCCACTTGTATCATGTTACCTAGTGCTTTTGCTTGTTCTGGACTTTGTCCGTTGCCTTCTGTTCCGCCGTTTACATTTACAGTAATATTATTTACTCCACCGCCTTCACCTTTTAATTCTACTGGAATACTTCTACTGTTTCCAAGCGGTACGACTGCCTCTGTTCCGTGAAGTGTTGCAGCGTATCCTGAGTCTGGCCCCATTGCTATACCACCTCTTGCATATGAACGATATCCTGGTGATGACATAATACCACCACTTCTTCCCAGGGTACCTAAATTAAACCCTGAAGCATTTAATCCTCCTAGTCCTGCTGTTGGATTTGTAAATGTTGAAGTATCTACTGTTGAAAAATTTGTAAATACTGAGGTATCAACAGGCCCTACAAAGAATCCTGCTAGTGCTCTAAATATTGCCATTTTCATAGTCATTGCTGCGATATCTGCAAGTATTTGAATTGCCATATTTTTAAATGCGTCTGCAAATGTTTGTGTTCCTTTTGCTACTTCTACAAATGCATTTGCTAGTCCATCAACTAGTGTAGTTCCTATACTTGTTGATAAACCGTCTATTAAGTTCATTTGTACTTCTGTTAGTTTTAATTGAGCATTAAATTTTTGTAAATTTTGAATTGCCTCTTCTCGAGTAAAGCCTGGATTTCGATCCATTGTTCCTCTTATATCATCTTCTGAAATTGGTCTTGTTAATCCAAACATATGCGCCATACTGAATGGTGCTGTAGTATCTTGTGCTGTTCTTTGAGCATTTAAAAGGCTATCTCGTCTTATTCGTTCACCTTGTAGTGCTAATTGCTGTTGGCTTTCCATTTGTTTAGTTATTTCTTTTTGTATTTCAAGTGCATGCTCTAATGCGTTTAGAAGAGCTGGATCTTTTTTAATTTTATCTGACTTAATTAATTGTTGAAGACCTTCTTCTTTTGTTCTAGATTTAGTTATATTTAAACTTTTTTCTTCTAAGTCTAGTTGTCTTGTAAGTTGTGCCTGCAATGCTGATCCATCTTTTACTATTGCCGCTTTAGCTGTTTTGTTCTCTGCAACTTCTAAGTTTATTGCTCTTTCTTTTATTAAGTTAGTATCGAGTATAGGCTGTAACTGGGTTAGTAAGTCATTTTGATCTTTGATGGCGTCTATTCTATCTTCAACGATTTTTCTTCTATCTTTATCAAGTTTGAGATCTTGTATTAAAAATGCTGTAGGTCTTTTTACAAATTCTTCAAATTGAGCGTCTGACACTAAAAAATTCTCATCTTTAAGCGTTTCTCTTCCTAAAATACTTAGATCATCTCTTAATATATTTCGAGCATCAGTTAATGATTTTCTGTTCGTATCAACAAGTTGTTGAATATTCATAAAAGTTGTTTTTGGAGCAAAACTTGTTGCTAATCCTGTTAAACCTTTTTGTAAATCTTGTGATGTTTGATTAAACTGCCTTGCTGATTGTTCTGTTTTAATAATTTCTTGTTGTAACTCTCCGAACTGTTTTAAAGTTAGAGGCATAATTTTACCATTCTTTTCTAAATTATCAATCATTTGGGCAAATATATCATCAAAAGCCTTTGTAGGACTTAGCTCCCTTAATTGTGTTAATGTTTCTAGGAAACCAGTTACCGCTGCAAACGCATCTTCATCAACTTGTATTTGGTCATCTAAGAATTTACCAATAAAATCTTGTGTTAGACCGCCATCAACAATATATTGATTTAGTAGTGCTTGTCTTTCTGCTCTTCCTCGTCCTCTCTTAACAGACTCAGGGTCTAACATTGCTAAATCTTGTGCTTGCTGTATGAGATTTTGACTTTGTAACGATCTAGCAAATTGAGTAAATGGTGAATCTACAAGACCTTTCGCCCTTAATTTTATCATTGTTTCTAAATTATTATTTATATCTTTAATATTGTTTGATAGGTCTTTTGCAGCTTTTGCTTCTTTTTCAAATTCTTCTCGTTGTTCTTCAGTAGTAGTAAGAAATTTAATTGCAGCTTTAGTTGCTTGAGCTGCCATTACAACAAAACCAGCTATGTATATTGCTCTAAATATTCCTACCGCTATTTTTGCATTTCTTCGTTGTTTTTCTTCTTGTTTTAATAATTCTTGTTCTTGTTTTAATGTTGTTTGTGCGTGTGCTAATTGTTTTTTCTGTTCTGCTGTTTGAACTTCGATAACTTCTTTTCCTTTATGAAATTTATTTGCTGCTTCCATTTTCTCAAGACCGCTTGTATATATTGCGACTTTATCATCTGTCATACCTTTTAAGGCAGTAAGTTCTTTACCTGATCTTAAAACTCTTAGTCTTGCTGATATTTGTTGATTAGAAAGAGACCCAACAGTAGGATCAATGGATTGAACATCTGCCAATCCTTCTCTTCTCATTCTTTCTGCGCCACCTTTTGATTTAATAGTTTGAGTAGCACCTAACACTCGTACTTCTCCTTCCATTTGTTTTATTTGCGCTTTTAGTGCAGTTACTGTTTGTGCTCCTTTTGCAACCATCATATCAAAGTTTGGTAGCATTGATTTTACAATACTACTTACAAATATAAGTAAGGCGGCTGCAAATGCTTGAATATTTTGAGTAAAGAAAGGTGCAACAAAATCTACTATTCCTGCAATGCCGACTTGTAAATCGTTTAGCATATCATTAAAAGCTTGTTGGAATTGTCCTAAAGCAAAAGCAGTTGGAGATATAACTTGACTTATTTTTCCAAATTTACTTTCTGCTTGATCTAAAACAAAGTTAGTTACAGCTTGAGCTCTTTCAAATTGGTTTAAGTCCTCTTTTGATTTTCCTAATTGTGCTGCATACTGTTTTAAAGCAGGATCAAGTCTTAAAATGATACCTAATTCATCGAGTAGTTCTGGTTCTGCTTTTGTAACACCTCGAACAAGACGATTAAATGAATCAACAACATCTCGTCCTAAAGCAAGTGATACATCTGACGCAGCTTTACCAAGACGTTCTAATTGTCCTGCGTTAAGTCCTGCCGCTGTACCAATCGCAACAGCTTGTGATGCGTCTTGATAACTAATTAATCCATTAGACGCTTCTCTCACAGCTTTTGAAATAGTTGAGAACATAGTACCTGTAGCGGCACCATAAGCTGCTTGACCTGCTACTAAGTTTCTAAAGTTTACTGAATCTTGTAAAAAACGGAAAGCAGCAGACACAGCAAAGACCTGTGCTGCTAATGTTGCATATACTGGAACAAGCCCACCTTGAATAGTTTGGGCTTGTTTAGAAAAAGCTTTTGATGAGTTTGATGTTTGATTTGATAAAGATTTAAGTCGTCTATCTGATTCTGCAGTATTTTTTGCAATCGAACCAACGTCTTTACCCGCTCGTCTTGCCTCTTTACCTAGTTTCTGTAACGAGCCTTTACTCGTTACTTCTATCTCAATTGAACCGCCTTTTGTATTTTTCGCCATTACTTTCTTCTAATATTAGACGAGGATATTCCACCTGTGTTCGCCTTGCTTGCACGTTTTTGTGCTTCTCTCTTTTTACTCATTTTATCATTTATGACTGATGAGTTTTCATTCTCTATTGCTTTTAAAAAATATGTTATTTCTCTTTTATCTTCTACTTCGTATATATCTAGTAAGCTACCTAAACAACTCCAGTCTTTACCCATATAACTTCCACTCATTCCGTCCCATCTATCAGGCATTAAGCTATGTATTAAAAAAGCTACTTGCACTTCATATGGAAAGACATCTAGCTCTGGCGGCATTTTATCTGGATCAGGTTCTTCTCCCAATTCTTCACATATTTTTAAATATGTATCAATGTCTAAATTATCTTTAAATTTTCTTTTAATAAGAGCAAGTATTTCTTTTACTTGCTCTTGGTAAAATTTTCAAGTTCTCCAACAGTTTCAGTAACCCATTGATCAAAGTCTACTGAATTTTGCATAAGAACTTCTACGTTTTCTTGACTGAAAGGTAGTTCTCCTGATCTACTTCCTACATCATCTGCTGTTAGTAACAACTGAGCAACATAGCTGTAAAGGAATCCACTCCAGCCTTTGATAACGGAACTTGTATATTCTGATAAAAATTTCTCGTCATCAAGTTGTTCTTCAAACCCTCTGGTTTTCTTGTTGAACTTCTGAGAAACACATTTTGCTCTCAACTTTATAAGTTCTTCTCTGGAAAGATAACAAAGTTTTACTTTGAATCCGTCCATGCCTGGATAGTCAAATTCTACTGTTTTACTTGGTGTCAGTAGTGATTTTAAACTAACTGGTGTTTTTGTTTCTTCTGTCATTTTTACTCCTATAAAGTGGAGGGCCGAAGCCCTCCAGTTAATTTATTTATGATAAGTCATTACCTGTATAAGTTATTGTAGCTTCGTAGGCTGTTCCTACTGCGCCAGGATCTATACTTGCTGGTAATGCATGGAAGTTCACATCAAGAGAGATAATATCGTCCATTGAATGTGTTGGAACTTCTAAGTGACAGTTTGGCATTTGAATTGCAACCTTTGGTGAACTTGATCCACCGATGTTGAATGTCAAATCAAAGTCATTTGTAATAGTTGTTGTACTTTCTATTATATCTTCAAATAACTCTGCTGACTTATCTGTATCATTGTTTAGATAACACGTAAAGTTACCACTTACACTTCGTGTTCCTGTTACATTTCCTAATGGTTGATTAACCACACCAAGAGTTTCTGGTGTAAGGAAAGTAATATTATTCTCAAATGTTATATTTCCGCCTGTTAAAACTAAATCATAACTTGAATTAAAGTTACCACTTCCAGCTGTTGTAGCTGTTAGTGATGTTAATCTATTTCTAATGAAATTACTTGTAGTAGTTGTACCTTCTGAAATTAGATTAGTAAATGATGGTTTATTAGCACTACTTTCTGTAATGATTTTACCCATACCACTCCAATTAATTGTTGCAATTCCATCAATATCAAAATCAATACTTGCTGAATTTACAACACAACCTTCTATTTTGTAAGTAAGATTAGTATCGCTACTTGCGCTACCCATCTCAAAATAAAGGTCAAATGTACCTAAAGCTGCAACTTCTGACTGTTCAAAATCAACTACCATGTTAGTATCAGTATTAGTAATACCTCCATCACCATTCCAATTTGATGCTGTACCACTATTTGCACTTGAACCTACTGTAAAACCTGTATGTCCTACAAAGTATGCCCATAGTGCTTCTTCAACTGCGTGCTGAGGATTTCCACTAATTGATGCATGTGGTTCCCATACAGTAGTATCTGTAGCTGGTACTGCTCCAAACGGTCTCATATAAGTTGAAAAACTCCACTCTGCTGGTGCATAAGAATCTGTAAACATCTGTCTACTTCTT